GTCGCTCCGGTGCAGGACTCGTTGGAGACATTTTATTCCTCCGCTCCCCCGGAAGTCGCGGACCTCGTCCGCAACTCGCTCGCCCGCACGGAAGCCGAAAAGAAAACGCTTGTCGCTACGTTGCTTACGAACGCAAATTGCAAGTTCACCGAGCCGTATTTGATGACGCAATCCGTGGACGTCCTTTCCGGTATGCTTTCGCTCGCCCAGAACGGCGCACAAGGGCAACCCGTCCCCCGTCCGATGTTCCAAGGCCAACAGGGGGCCCCGACCCCCGTGGCGAACGCGGCCCCCGCCACCGAGGAGCCCCTGGAGCTCATGGACCTTTTTAGCGAATAGGTCTTTCCCTCGTTTCCCGATCGTAAATCTTTAAAAAATCTTTTTGCTCACGGAGATACAAAACATGACTCCCACCACTCGCCGAACCATCCAACTCAAAGGCCTGGCCCCTTACCGCGAACTCGTTGCGGCGGTTGCCACTATCAAACCTGGCCACCTTATCGAAAAGGACACGTCGGGAGAATTGATTCTCCACGCGACCGAAGGCGGGACCTCGTCCCGGCTTTTCGCGATTGAAGATTCCCTCCAGGGGAAGTCCGTTGACGACACATACGCCATTGACGACCAAGTTCGGCACATTGCTGCCGTTCCCGGTGATGAGGTCTACGCTTTCCTGAAGGCTGGCCAGTCCGTCGCCATTGACGACGATTTGATTTCCAATGGTGACGGCACGCTCATCAAGTTGTCTGGGGCGTCTTCGGGCGTTACGGTCAATCAGGTCATGGCGAAGGCGAACGAAGCGAACGTTTTGACGGCCTCCGGTGCGGTCGATACTCGCATGTCGATTACCTTGCTGTAAACCGAAAAAACCCCGGGGCTGTCCGCGTGGATTGGCCATTTTCCGAAAATGAAAGAGAAGGAGCTCTATTATGACGGTAGACGTAATTTTTAACGGTCAGTCCTCCGGCGACGTTGGTGACCGCTTGCTTGAAAACAACATGGACAGCGGAGCCCTGCGGCCTTACCAAGGCGCAGACGGTCGATGCTATATCACATTGAACCAACGCGGCCCCGATGGAAAACCCATCGTCCGCCTTGTTGCCAATGCGAACAGCACGCTGCTCAAGGACGAATGGAAAGAAATTGACAAAGTCGCGAAGGAAGCGGCCAAGCCTCGCCTCCGATTCGTCCAGGACCTCGTTACGCGTGGACTCGTCCACACGGTCGGTAACGGCATGGGAAAAACGATGCTCGAAGAGCAGCGGAGCTCCGATGTGAACGATGCGTCTATCAGCATGGACGGCCTCGCCGAAGGCGAACGGGATCGGCAAGAGCACGATTCGGTAAGCATCCCGCTTCCCATCATTCACAAGGATTTTTCCTTCACGCTCCGAGAAATCCAAGCCTCTCGAAACGGCACGAGCCCCCTGGATACCAAGGGAATCGCGGCGGCTGGCCAAAAGGTCGGCGAGATGGTGGAGAAACTCGCCCTGGGCGTCGCTCCCGCATACAAGTACGGCGGCGGCTACGTCTACGGGGCATTAAATTACCCCTCCGCCTTGACGAAGACGATCACAGCCCCCACGGCGAGCGGCTGGACGGGTACCACGCTTCTCGATGAAGTCCTCGCGATGAAGTCCCAAAGCCAAGCGGCCCATTACTACGGCCCCTGGATGGTGTACTGCTCGCCAAGTTGGGACCGCTACATGGATGCGGATTTCAAGTCGCAAAGCGACATCACGCTGCGCGAGCGGCTTTCGAAAATCGACGGAATCGGCGGTATCAAAACCCTCGATTATATGACCGATTATGACATCGTCATGATTCAGATGACGTCCGACGTCATCCGCATGGTCGACGGCCTGAAAATGTCCGTTGTCCAATGGGACAGCAACGGCGGGATGAAAAAGAATTTCAAGGTTATGACGATCTTGGTTCCCCAACCCGGCTGCGATTTCAATTCCAATACCGGAATCGTTTACGCCTCCGCCCCTTAATCGGCGGCCTGCGTAGGTGACTTTTCATTAATCTTTTTTCCGAGGGCGAAGGAAACATCAGTATGTATCTCATTAAAGTGAAACCCGGCTGCGGCGACCACGTTGAAAATGAAGGCCAAACCTTCAAAGCGGGAGAAAACTTTTTCTCCGCCATCCCGTGGCATAAACGGATGAGGGGGAAATTTGTCCTCGTCAAAATCGTCGCGGACGATAACCCCCGAGCGAAGCGACAGGTCGAAGCGGCGGCCCTCGCGAAGGCCAACCCGGAGCCGATCGTACCCGCCCCCGAGGACGCGGACGAGCTCGACGAGCTCGAAACGGACGAGGAGCCCGAGGACCTCGGGGCCGACGTTACGGCCCAAGTGAAGCAGGCCGGAAAAGCGGGCGTCAAGGTCTACAAATCCGGTCGAAAGACTTACCGGGTCGTGGACATTGAAACCGGCGACGAGATTGAAGACGAGGCTGGGCCCATCGAAGGCAAAGCCGAATTGAACGCGTTCATCAAGGCCATTATCGCGGACATGGGGTAGCCTGATGATTACCCCCCGCGACCCGGTCCCCACGGGATTATGGAGCGGGGAAGACGTCTGGATTATTGGCGGCGGACCGTCGCTGAAAGATTTTGATTTTTCGCTTCTCGAAGAAGTGAAAACGATAGGGATTAACGGCGCTTTCGCCCTCGGCCCGGTGGTCTGCGATTGTATCATTTTCGGGGATACTAAGTTTTATGCTAAGTACCTTGATGATCTTCGCAGATTCGCCGGGTTCGTATATACGAACGCCCCCCTTTTGTTTGAATGCGACGCCAAGAATATTCGGCTACTTCCACGGATGGAAAAAGGCCTGCATAGTAACGCGTTGGGCTGGAACATGAATACGGGGGCCTCCGCGATAAATTTGGCCATCATACTCGGGGCTCGACGGATTTTTCTTTTAGGCTTCGACATGCGATTATCGCCGACGCGGGAAACAAATTGGCATGAACTCGGTTTAGATAATGGGAAAGATGAAGTCTACGATAGATTCCTTCGCGGCTTTGCCGACGTGAAACGAGACTGGAAAGCAAAGTTCAGCGAAGTCGAAATTGCTAATGTGAACGATGATACTGACCTAAAAGTTTTTCCGATTATTTCGGCGGCTCAAGGGTTGGCCCTCTTGGAAGGTGTCAAGGATGACGCGCACAACCGAAACAAAAGTAAAAAAACTTCTTCTTCTCGCCGATTCCGACCCCGTCGAATTAGACGTGTTCATTGAAACGGCGGCCCAACTCGTGGGCGACGCGTGCGGAGATGCTGGCTATACCGAGGCAAAACTAGAGCTTATCGAGCGCTGGTTATCTTGCCATTTCTATCGAGTCGCGGCCCCGGCAACAGCCTCCGAAAAAGCGGACGTCGTTTCTGAAAATTTTCAATACAAGCTCGGCCTAAATCTAAACGTCACCATGTACGGGCAGAATGCTCTCGCCCTCGATACGGCGGGCGGCCTCGCCCGGGTATCTCAACAGGCTGAAAAGGGGAACGTGAAAACGGCCTCCATCTTTTGGCTAGGAAAGGACGAGTAACATGGGCGGCATTATTGAACGGATGAGGAAGCAAAAGGCCTGGTATTGGGCCCCCTCGGATAACGCACTAGACGCGTTCGGGCAACCTGTCCCCAAAACATCCCCGATATTGATTTCGTGCCGATGGCAGGACGATCAAGTCGCATACGTGGGAACGGACGGGACGACAAAAATAAGCCGATCGATAATTTTCCCCGATAGAGTGCTCCGGCTCGGGGGATACGCCATGCTGGTCGGTACGTTGGTGCGGCCTAAGCTCACCCCGGAGGAGCTCCCCGACGCCTTCGAACTCAAGGCCATTCGGGCTATACCCACGTTATCCGCTAAACAAACACTTCACAAGGCATTTATGTAATGCGAAACGGCCCCACGGTTGTAACGGGTGTTCCGGGCGTCATTAACGGAATGAAGGCGGTAAAAAAAGGGCTCGAAGGGGAGCTCCGCCTCGGCCTTATTCGGGCGGGATTATTTATACAACGGGAGTCGATGCTCATTGTTCCGGTCGACACGGCCAACTTGAAAAACTCAGCATTCACTAGGGCCCGGGGATTCGGGGCCCTTACGGTCGTTACGGTGGGCTATACGGCGGCCTATGCGGTCTATGTCCACGAGGACGAGAACGCAACCCACAAGGCGGGAAAAGAAAATAAATTCCTTGAAAGCGTCGTTCGCAATAAAAGAAAAATTATCCTCGGGATCATTAAAGGGGCAATGGAATAATGTTACATTCTCCGGCTCAAATTGTGGCGGCGTTTTTGATTGGTGAGGCCCTTTGCTCGGCGGTGGTCGACGGGACCGCCTGGCCCGTATTCGTTGGCCATATGCCCGACGGCGAGGGCGGCGTAGATGAGTTGGCGACCGTTTACGATACGGGCGGAATCCACGACGGCGACAACCAAGAAACGGGCGAGGCGTACGAACACCCCGGCCTGCAAATCAAAATACGGTCAAAAGATTATCAAGCGGCCTACGGAAAAATCGTTGCAACCGTGGCGGCCCTGAACGCTGTACATAATAAATCAATTACGGTCGACGGAACGGCTTATTTAATCGCGGCTATTTCGCAAACGAGCACTATAGCGGGCATGGGCCTGGAACCCGGCACGCGGCGGTTTTTGTTTTCCGGGAATTTCATTTTGGCGGTTACCCAGGTCTGAATCTAAAGGAGTCTTATTATGACAGTATTACGTGACGGCTTTTCAACAATGATTACCTTCGCGCAGGGTGCAATCGAAATGTACCAGAAGGATGCAACGCCCCCGGGTATCGACGGCGGCGGGGCAATCGATGTTTCCACTTTCGAGAATTCGGAGGTCGAAACCTCTTTCCCCAACACGTTGAAGAAAACAACCGATGGGGCCATGACTGTCGCCTATGACACGGCGGTATATACGTCGATCGATGCCCAGGTGAACGTGAATCAGTTAATCACGATCACGTTTATCGACGGTAGCAAGGTAGAGGTTTGGGGTTGGATTTACAACTTCCAACCGGCGACCTGCGAAAAAGGCGAGCAGCCTACTGCGGAATGTGGTTTCCATGTTTCGAACCTGAACGATTCGGGCGTCGAAACGAAACCCGTACGCACGGCGGCGGTTATCTAATCTTTTTGCCGTCGCGGAGTAGCGGCGGCGTGTTTTTCATTTTCTAAAGGGCGAAAGAATCATCATGAAAGAATCCGAATTGAACGAATTGAACGCGGACCAAGAGAACGAAACCGAAACCCCCGAAGTTGAAGAGGGCGAAGAGGGCGAAGAGGGCGAAGAGAAAAAGAAAGAAAAGAAACCCTCGCTTTTGAAGCAGGCCCAGTCGGGCGTTGCTATCAGCTTCGCCCGGGACCTTGCGGAGGTTTCCGTTACTATCCCCGACGAGGATGATACCGAATGCGAGTATTTCATTCGCGAACTATCCGGCAAGCGGCATACTGATTTCACGAACGCGATGTCGAAGAATTCGAAATTCGATCACGCGGGAAACTTCACCGGGTTTATCACGATGGACGGCGTAACGGCGGCCCTACTCACGCGAACGATTTTTGACTCGGAAGGGAAAGCCGTTTCCGCCAAGTGGGTCGACGTCCTCCCCTTCTCCACGGTTCAAAAACTTTACGACATGTCGCAGGAGCTTTCCGGCCTCGATCTCGACGCGGCGGAAGCGGCAAAAAAAGACTAAAGGGCGACGCGTATAACTGGTACTACTTAGCCTTTCGACTTGGTCAGACGGTTGGGGAATTGCGGACGAAACTAACCGCAACGGAATTCCTAGAGTGGCTTATGTTCCTCGAAGAATACGACCGGAACCCAACCGTCGACCAGTTATACCTCGGGCAGGTAGCGTGTACCGTTGCCCGAACAAAAGCGGCCAACCCGGCAAGCGTAAAACTTGAGCACTACATTTTGAAGTTTAAGGACACGGAGCCCAAAAAATCCGGGCCTTTGACCGATGAAGAGATAAAAGAAATAGCCGATAATTCCAAGGCCTTCTGGGGGGCCCTTACCGGATAGGAAAGGTGAACGCTTATGATAGGCCTAAATCTTGGAAATGTCGTCGTCCATTTGCGGGCGAATACGATACAATTCGAACGGGCCTTGATGCGCTCGCAAGTTCTCATGCGGACGGTCACCCTGCGGTTTCGGTCGCTAGGCCGGAAAATGTCCCTCTATGCCACCACGCCCATAACGCTCATCGGCGGGGCTGCTGTCACGTCCTTTGCTCGGTTTGACAACGCCATGACAAAAAGCCTTTCAATTATGGACGGGATCACCGGAAAAATCCGCCTCTTGATGGAACAACAGGCGAAAGATTTGGCGGAAAAGGGGGTCAAATCCGCGACGGAATTGGCGGAGAGTTACTACTTTCTCGCGTCGGCGGGTATGTCGTGGCAGGAATCGATGCGGGCAATGCCCCAAGTCCTCGCATTTGCGACGGCGGGGGCGTTCGACATGGCGGAGGCAACCGACCTATTGACCGATGCGACCAAGGCTTTCGGGCTCCAAAACGGCGACGTCGGGCGTATGGGGGACGCCATTGTTAAAGCGGCCAAGCAGTCCAATGATACGGTTCGCGGCTTCGCGACGATGTTGACCTCGGACGCGGCTGTCGCGGCTCGGGGTTTTGGCATGGAGCTCGAAACGACAATGGCGGTCCTCGCGGCGTACGCGGCCCAAGGTAAAAAAGCCGGGCAGGCCGGTAATATGCTCGGGCGTTCTACTCGTTTGCTCACGGCCTCCTGGCGTGATAATGGGGAAGTGTTCCAATATTACGGTATTGATATTATTAACCGCTCTACGGGTACTTATAAAAACTTTATTGATATTATTGGCGAGATGGAAAACGCCTTCAGAGGCATGACGCCCCCGATGCGGGACGCGGCTCTGGAGCAGCTCGGTTTCGCGGCCCTCGCGCAAAAAGCAATTCTCCCGCTTATCGGCATGTCTTCCGAAATGAAAAATTTCGAAAAGGGGCAAAAATCGGCGGCGGGAACAATGAAGAATGTCGCCGCAAAACAACTAAAATCTTTTATTAATATACTACTGAAAACCAAAAACGCCCTCGGAGTGATGGCAGTTAGTATCGGGCAACGGCTCGCCCCTATCATTTTGAAATTCGCGGCGAGCCTTCGCAAAATGGTGGACGGTTGGCGGAAAATGTCCGCCCCTGTCCAATTGTTCATTATCAAAATCGGCCTAGTGGTCGGAGCCCTCGGGCCTATGCTTATGCTCATGGGCGGGATCATGCTTTTGCTGTCCCCGTTCGCGAAAGGCTTTATCCTCGCGGGAAAAGCGGCGTCGTGGTTCGCCATTACGGCAATAGCGGGACTAGTGAAACTGTATACTTTTATGGCGGGCCTTCCGGCCTTGATTGCATGGGCTCGCATAGAGTATGTTTCGTCGATGGTGATGATTAAAACGGCATGGCTCGGACTCCCCCAAGTTTTCCAAGTCGTGGGGGCGGCCCTCTTCGCCTTCACGGGTACAGCCCTCACGACGGTATCGGTTGCAATGGGGACGGCGGCGGGCTACGTTTCTATCGCTGTAACGGGTATGAAAAACGCGTTCTCGGCGGCTATGGTTTACGCAACGGGAGCGGCCCGGGCGTTCGTTTTACAATCGGCGGGGGCTGCCTTGGCCTCCGGCTCGATATTCAAAGGGCTCGCGGTTGCGGCCAAAGGATACATGCTGACGTTATACGCGGCCTCTCTGGCGGCCGTACTGGGGGCCCTGACGGCCTCGAAGGCAATGGCGATAAATGCCCTAGGGATGATTAAAGCGGCAGTCCTGGGGGCCCTAGTGGCGATTAAAGTGGCATTCACGTCCGCGATTCCCATGATCATCTCGGTTGCGACCACGATAGGGACGTACATTGTCCCCATTGTTGCGGTGGTGGCTGCAATAGGAACGGCTTTCGCGGTGGCCCTTGCGGTCATTCACAGATTCACAAAAGGCTCGGGGGCCTCCTTCGGTCAGTGGATTAATAAAATAATCGGCGGGATAAAGAAATTCGCAAGCAATACCCTCGGATTCTTCTACAACTTCGGGGACAATATCGACGTTCTCACGAAATGGCTTTCGGAGAATTGGCGGGCCCTGTTTGTCGGGATCGGCAAGACCGTCGCCGGTTTCTTTACTGCTTGGGTAAACAATCAAGTGGTTGCTTATAGAATGCTCGGGCGTTTGACGACGATTTTTCTTTCTTGGTTCGGGGGCCGGATGTTCCGGTTTTTTGTCCACGAGCTCCCCGGGTTGGCCTGGCGAGGGTTGAAAAAAGTCGGGGCGATGTTTATGAAGGTTTTCAGCAAAATCGGAAAAATCATTTACGCGGCATTCACCGGGGATTTTTCGGCGGTTGATAAGTATATCAAGGAGATAAAAGAATCTTTCCGTAAGGGCCTGGAGGGTGAGAGTTTTCTTGGGCTCGCCGGTTCGGCAATCGCTGACGAAATGCAAAACTTTGAAATCCCCGACATCGGCAAAAACTTCGCCGGTATGAATGGCCCCCGCTTCAATTACGGGAGGCCCCAAGGGCAACAGGGTAAAGATGACCCAACGGCGATGTATGAGGCCATGATGAAAAAGCAAGATGAGCAGATGGCCCAAATGACGAAAGGTATGGACGCGGTTTCCGCCAAGAATGGCCCCCTTGCGTCGGCAACGAAAGAAATGGAACGCATGAACGAAGTGCGGGAAAATGCGGCGTCCCTGACAAAGCGGTATATGCCAACGGCGGGAAAAATGGCGGAGCTCATGAAGAGCACGCGGGAAATGCTCGATAACCAATTAATCACAACGGACGTGGCTCGGGCTCACATTGCCGATCAAGTTAATCAACTACGGGGAGCCGTTAACGAAGTCCGGGCCCCATCGGTCGCAGCAACCGGCACGCGAGAAGCCTACGATTTAGCCCTCGATTTCTGGAAACAACAGCAAACCCCTAAAGATGACGAGCTCGCTACGCTCCGAAGCATCGCAAAAGATAATAGACTCGTGCGGCAGTTATTACAAAAACAACAAAAACCGAGAATTATAGAGGCCCGCAGATGAGTGTAATAAGTGCGACAAGAAAATTCGAAGGGCAACGCGGGGGTTTGAAATGGGAACCGTCTTCGGGCATCTCTACGGACTGCTCGGAGAAATGGCTCGTTTTGTCGGACGACAAGAATGATTCTTGGACGGAAATTTTAGATAGTGTGGAAGTTCCCCAAATTGGTGCCCAATACATCGTGGACGGGGCCCCGCTCAAGGTTTTCGTTTACGGGATCGATTTCGAACAGTCCAGCGAGAATGTTCTCTTGTGGGATTTAGATATACAGTTCGAAACGCCCAAGCCGGGTTCCCAAGGAGAAAGCGGAGCCCCGGAGAAAAACCCCCTCGCTCGTCCTGTCGGCGTCCATTGGCGATTGGATAAAAAAGAATATCCCTCGTTTTACGATTTGGATGGTAACCCGTTCGTGAACTCGGCGGGCGACCCTTACGACGAGCCCCTCATGGTTCCGTTTTACTCGCAAACAAAAATCGTAACGAAAAATTTTGCGGGGTATTCGAATAGAAAGATTTTCGAGTACAACAATACGACCAATTCCAAAACCTACGCGGGGGCGGACCCCTACGAACTCCTCTTGACGATTCTTCCCTCGGAAAAGAAAACCGAGAACGACGTGGACTTTTATACACTAACCTACGAACTCTCGCATAACCCCATGAAATGGCACCCGTATAAGGTCCCGGACATCGGCCTGCGGTATTACAACGCAGGCGGCTATCCGGTAATGGCGGAGGATGGTGGTTTCTATCACGATAAGCCGGTACGCCTCGACGGTACGGGAAAAAGAAAAGAAACGACGGGCCTTGTGTGTAACGAATTCCGAAAATTCCGCGAAAAAGATTTAAACGGCTTCATCCCCGTATAGGTGAAAAAATGCCCGGACGTCAACCCGTAATGTTTACCGAAGAGACGGCGGATTATTTACTCGGCGGAGCTCGCGAAGCGAAAGACAACGCCCCACGGCCCAGGTACGGCGGCGGCCAACGTGGAGGACGTCCCGCAACCGTCCTGCGATGGTTGGAAGTCCGAGGGCTCCCAACCGTAACGGCCTCGCAAACGCGTTGGAGCGCCTGGATGTGTGATTTCGACACGGACACGGGCGGCCTAGTAACGGCAAACGGCTCGGGGGATTATTCGTATACAGTTTTCGACCCCTCGCAGCAGCTCGCCTCCGGCTCGCTCCCCATCGGGACGCGGGTTTTTTGCCGTGCGGTGGCCCAGCCGTCAAGCTATCTGGGACGCGGGAGCCGGTGGGAAATCATTTACATACCCACGCATAATTCCCCGTGGAGAATCAAGGCCTGGCCCAAGGGGACGGCGGGGACGGAAATAACAATAGGTTATGGGAGTAGTTTCCTATCGACGGTTTCGGGTACTATAGGCGATTACATGAACGCGACGCCTGACCTGGGCTTGACGGGTGACATACTAATGTATGTCCCCCAGTGGATAAACTCCGCACGGCTCGCCATCGGTACGGCTATCGAAGCGGATTACAATATACATGACGGGCTGTGGGTGCTTTCCACGTGGACGCCCTGCCCCGAAATGTGTTTGGCCCAGGTCAATACGGCGGGCGGCGTCCTCGTTGGGAGTGCAACTTTCAGCGGTCTAATTTCGGCGATTTTGTTACCCCAAAACTATGACGCGGCGGGCCTTGGCTCGCCCGTAACCGTTACAAAAACAATCACGACGACGGCAACGATACCAATGGGCGATACGGTGTTAATCGTTTGGAATAAATCGCAGGCCCGGTGGGAATTGGCCTCACGGGCGTAGGTGTGTTTTATCTAAATGTTTCGAACCTATGGACGCGGTCGGGGTTTTCCGGCAATATAGCGTTTTTGAGAGAGGGCGGCTGGCAAGGATGTCCGCCAATTTGCAACGCGGCCAAGGCCGCAAACTTCCACGGAGGGATTTATCATGTCTCGATTGATTGGTTTCTTTTTTGTTTTGGTGTCGGTCCTTGCGGGCGGAATCGCCGATGCGTCGGTGTGGTCGTCCGTCTGTCACGTCTCGACGAGCTCGGGCCAGATGGGTACGGGCGTCGTCTTCATGCAATCGGGGCCGGATTCGTACGTCCTCACGAATGCGCATGTTTTGTGCCCTAAAGGGACGAGCGTAGCGGACCCGAGGCCTACGCTTTCTTTTTGGATTCGCGGCCACCGTTCAAGCTCCATGCGGGCGACTACGATTTCGAGTAATAGAGAGGCGGATATTGCTGTCCTCCGGGTGCGGACTCTCGGCTGGCCCGAACGCCCCGCCCCGCTCGCATTGGTTCGGGATGTCCCCAACGGCTCGATGATGTACTTGCTTGGGTGTCCGGGCGGCTCTTGGCCGACAGCGGCGGAGGGGCGTAGAATCTCGGCGGCGGATAACGGGTATATCCATTTTCTCCCGGCTCCCGCAGGCGGACGATCGGGCGGCCCGATTCTCACGGCGGACGGTACGGGAATCGTCGGAATCGTAACCTATCGGGTTGACGACCCCCAAGGCTCGTTTTCTTCACCTTACGGAATGGCCATCCCTTCAAAGGTTGTCCTCGGAATCCTCAAAGGCGGGACCACGGCTGCGAGGGTGTCCACGCGGGCGGCCATCACGGCGGCGGTCTTTACTCGCCGGGCGACGAGAACGCTTGTACAGTATCCCGGACAGCTTCCGCAATGTGGCCCGGGCGGATGTTCTCCCCAAGGCGACACGGGGCGAGAATGGAATATTCTTTCTCCGCAAATCAATCGGGATAACCAATTTACGCAACAAGCGCCCCCGGTACCGCAACAGCCTAACAACATCCCGGCCTTCCCCACGCTCCCCCTCGGGGCTACGCCTTTGGTCGATATGTCCGCTTACGAAAATCGGTTGCTCGCATTAGAAACGGTCCCGGCTCGTGTATTGGCTATCGAGCAGGCCCTCGCGGCGGCGTCTATCGATGTCGCCGGTATTGCCAATACGGCGGACCAGGCGGCCCTTACGGCGGACGAGGCGGCCCGGGCGGCCCTCTTGGCTTCGGGAGCGGCGGACGAGGCCGGAGCGGCGGCGTTGGAAGCGGCAGCCGCAACCGAAGGCATTGGCGATAAGATAAAAACCACGGTCCTGGGTGCGGCGAAAACTATGATTTTCGCACAGTTAAAGAAATTCGGGATTATCGGCGGCGGTGTTATTGCCGTGGTCCTTTTTCTTTTTTGGTGGAAGTTCCTGAAGCCTTTGGCTATTCGCGGCGGCGATTACCTCGACGGAAACCCCGATGGTCGTTTCGACCCTCGGGGCGTCTATCATAACGTCCGGGAACGGTGGGACCGTCGCGACGGGAAAATCGATTACAAATACCCGCCCAACTATGGGCCGTATGACCCCGCCTCGGTAGGGCAGTACGGACCGCCCCCCGGTGCTGACCCGGGTATGTACTCGCAATCTCCGCAAGCCCAACCGCAACCGCAGCAACCGCAAGCCCCACCGACTCAACCGCAGCCCCCCAGATAATGGGCAGGCTTCGGCCTTTGTGATATGACCACCAGCCCGCCGTCCCCCGCAACAATGAGGTCTTTTTCTATGAGTGAAACCGTAGCATCGTTATCTACAAAGTTTGCTGAACATGAGGCAGGCGAATTCGCCTGCCGCAAGACTTGTGCGAGAAACGATAAGTCGCTTCATGGCGACCAAGATGGTGTTGTTGCGAGGGTTCGGCTGCTGGAATGCGGGTTTTCTCGGGTCGAGAAATTATTGTGGGCCTTGCTTAGTCTGGTGGGAACCACGCTGGCGACGGGAATACTCGGAGTGATATTTTTAGCTTTGGACTTCTTTCTTAACAAGTAGGTGATGTATGAAATTTCAACGAATCACAGCTCCTTCGGTCATCGAATCCTTTGTGGCCGCTTGGCGTCGGCGTGGGGCATCCTGGACGCGGGAAAATGTTCCTACGGGCGGGACATATGTTATCCTCGCGGCGTTGGTTTCGCGGGATCTGACCGACGAGGAATTGACGCAACTGGAAACGCTCGTAACCGCCCTCCCCCTGATTCAGGTAACGGAAACGGCGGTCCTCATTGAAGCGGCCCCGGACCTGGGCGAAGATTATTCTTCCGATCTAATCGTAACGGCCAGGATCAGGCCCCGTACGAATCCGGACCCGCTCATCGAACCCCCGGCCTAGTGATCTTTCCCAAACCCTCGCTCATAGGTAATAACCACGATGGCTGAAATAACCGTTGATACCATTACAGTAAACACGGGAACCTCGTCCGGGCTCGCTTCCGATACGGAAGCGGCGGGCGGGGCGGCCTACGTTGTGACCGAAGTGTCGGGCGTCCCGGGCTTTTCGTTTGACCTCGATTTCTCCGGCTTGCCCGATGAAAGAGTGGTTGTTTACTTCCTTGCTTATTATAATGGCAACCCGGCCCACAATGTCGTCCTCCAAGCCGATAATGGGGCCGCGTTTGTCGGCATCACAGGGGCGTCTAACGATTTCGCGTCGGGCAGTTCGCTGGTTGCCTATCGGTTCGCAATCCCCTCGACGTACGTAATAAGCGGCGGGCTGACGCTTCGCCTTCTTCACACGTCAACCGGCGTCGCGGCGCATACGTTCACAATCGATCATCTTTACGTACAAACGGGCCAATTGATATTCACCGTTGATACGGCCTCCGATGTGACAATGGTCCCCGCCATCACGGCGGCATCCCTTGTCGATGCAGATATTTCCTGGATGAAACCCTCCGGGGCGGAATTCACGGGCAAGGTTCCCGCGTACACTAATTTCGACGAAACCGGGGAGTATATCTTAACGGCTGATGATACGAATTGGGATACCGTAACCTGGATATTGTTTAACAATCTACCGATAAGCGGCGACATATCCGGCTGGCATCTGCCTTCGTCACTAACTGTTCTTTACGTTAACTATACTTCGGTATCGGGTGATGTAGGGGCGTGGACGCTACCCACCCCACTGGCTAGCCTTAGTGTGAATAGCACTAGTGTATCCGGTGACATTTCCGGCTGGTCGCTTTCAAATATTCAGAATCTATATTTTAATAGCACTAGTGTATCCGGCGACATTTCTGGCTGGTCGTTTTCAAGCGCATTGGAAAGAATCTATGCCTACGAATCAGACGTAACGGGTGATATTTCCGGGTGGGTGCT